GAAGCGTTATACACTGCGCCAACAAAACCAGGCGATTCTGGGTGCCCTGTCTTCAGTGAAGATGGATACGTAGTCGGTATCCACAGAAGCGGTGGTCACGGTAATCCGAACGGGTTCGTAAAGATCTCGCAAGACTGGATTAAGAACGTCACTGGCTCTGCCCCAACCATGGAAAGCCTCGCGGGAAACGTTTAAGCCCCATCGAACGAACGAAAGTTGCATCTGATTTTTGGAGTCAAAGAGCTGTTAATTGTAATGGTTATCGCTACTTCAAGGGTGTGAATTTCGATGGGGCTCCTACCGCGGAGTTTAAGAAATGGTATACTAAGGGGATATGTCAGTTTGTTGGACGCGCGTTTCGACGCGCACCTGCTTGGAAAGTTCGAGGAATGGTTGATCAAAATGTTCTTTCATGGAAAGAGCGAGCTGAGGTCTCGTGGGAAAATAAGTATCGCATGTGTCAACCAGTTAGAGAATCGAATTATAGAGGCGGTGCGAAGTATGAACGCGCGCAACCTGTGCTAGATGAATCAGCATGGGAATTAAGTGGAGAAATGACTACAAATCATTGGCTTCCACATATGAGTGGATCAAAAGTCGTAAGGAAGGATGTTGCGATTGCGGAAGCAGTCAAAAGTACATCTCCAGGGTATCCGGATAACCTCGATACGCGCTCAAAAGGCGAATGCATTGAACAGGAAGAGTTTGATGATAAGTATGACGAGTATTATGACCGGCTTGGGACACGAGATTATGTACCGTGTTTCTGGAACCTGGCTGATAAATACGAGCTTAGATCTAATGAGAAGATTGCCGCAGGCAAAATTCGCGCATTTACTGCATCGAACATATTTCACAGTATCGCGAATGCTCAATTGTGCCATGATATGAATCAGAAGTTCTATCGGAGCGCGGGTAAAACTGTTAGCTTTGTAGGTGGAACTAAATATTATGGCGGCTGGAATAGAAATGTACGCCGGCTGTTAAAACACGCCTTTGGATTTGAATTGGATGAATCGGATTTTGATGCCAGCATTTTTGCTAGGGCACTGTATGATCAGTGTGAGATACGAATAGGTATGCTCCATCCCGACCATCGGACAGATGAAAATTGTCAAAGGATGCGGAATCTTTATGAAGACGTTGTTAATAGCATCATGATTACACCTTTAGGTGATGT